GGCCGCAATCACTCCTGCTGCTCCACCTGTTACTATTGTTGCAATTCCAAGACCAGCTAAGATTGCTCCACCTGCTACTACTTTCTTTACGACATTCCAATCAACTTTTCCAAAAGCTGAAGAAATTCTATTTGTCGTAGTACACATTTCTCTTTTAATTGTCTGGCGAATTTCTTTTGTTTTTTCTGATGCATAGGATTTGAAAGAACTATATACTTTCTTAGCACCATTTCCGATGTAACTAAGACCGCCTTTTACTCCACCTTTGCTCACAGCTCTTATAAAATTCGATCCACTGGATACAATCTTCTGAGAAGCCTGTTTTGCTTTTTGTTTTACGGTATTTTTAGCTTTCTGTATTACCTGTTTTGGATGGGATACTGCATTTTTCACCCATTTAGCTGCCGCTTTTACGCCTTTTGCAACCGTTTTAACAACTTTTTTCGCTGTATTTACGACTGTTTTTACAACCTTTTTTGCTGCTTTCTTAGCTGCACCCTTAATCCTGCTCCACAAGGAATGTCCTGTTGGATCACTGTAATTCAACGGATTATTGGTCGTATAGTCATAGCGATTTCTGGTTAATGGATTTTCTGTCGTTCCAAGGTCACTATCTTCAGTTGTAAAGGTTCCGTTCTCTGCGTCATAGTATCTTGCCCGCAGATACTGAAGTCCTGTTTTTACATTTGTGGACTCCCCATTGTAAGCGTAATAATTGACTCCATCTGCGGTTCCTGATGTAAGGTTTCCATACGGATCGTACTGATAACTGTTCGTCAGGTTAGCATTTTCTGTCAGGATTCCGGTTACACTGTTTCTTCCGTCATATAAATAATAACTGCTTTCTTCCGATTTATCAACGCTTACCCGTTCTCCGATTCCACTTTCTCCATAAGTATAAGCCTGACGTACTTTCTCGTCTGCTCCATACTCTGCAAGGACTTCTGTATTCTCGCGATTGATATCGTTGATATACTCTGTCAATGTGTAACCTTTGGCATTGGAACCGCCTTTTACCAGAGATGCAAGCTGTTCTTTCGGACTGTCTCCATCTTCTGTACGCTGGTTCTCCGGAATCAGAACTTCATCGCCATAGCAGTCTTCCCATTTATAAGTGTTATCCAGTTCGAATACCCGATTGTTATCTCCATCGTACATGGCTGCCATCAGGACTGTTCCACCCTGTTTTACGACTGCCAGACGATTCTCTGCTGTGTATTCATAAGTAACCGGATCTGCACTGTTTGTCTTATCACATTCCTGGATTAGATTGCCATCTTTATCATAGCTGTAGGTTGTTCCCGGATCGCCCCAGATTTTTGCATTCGTGCGTTTGATGAGCTGGTTGGAATCGTTATACTTGTAGTTATATTTTGCTTTGCTGACACCATCTTCGATCTTCTCGTAAGAGGTCCGGTTTCCAATCTTGTCATACGTATAATTATGGACTGTCTTTTTACCGCCCTCTGCTTTTTCCGTACAGCGTGTCAGTTCCCAGTTGTCATCGTATTCATAGGTACGTGTCGTCTGGATCTCTTTTTCCTGATGCTCACTATCCGCATTGAACTTAACTGAAAAAATGCCGGAAACTCGATGGTTTCCGGCATTTTCTTTTAATCTAAATCTCTGTATGGGACACTCATGGGACAAATTGTTTTTTTAATCTAGCTCTTATAGCATTCCGGAAGATATCCTTCATATAGCACAACTTCCGTGTTCCTTGGAGATATCTCATATTCCCCTACAAAAATAATCAGCTACTGATATACGATCCTTAGATCATCATCCGATATCCTACCCTCCAGTTTGGTCATGAACTCATTTACAAATCGTTCTCGCATAACTCTCCTTCCCAAAGGCTGGCGAATTATGTTATAATACATCCAAGCCTTTTAGGTGCAGGAGTCGAACCGGTTGATTGGTAGTCGGTGGTTCGGCTCCGTTTTTTTGTTACACTTTTATTGTAATGAATTCTTCTTTTCCTAATATTTTTGCAAATAACCTCATTGATTTTTTAAAACTATTCGCACTTCTTCAGAATTCCGTATAACTTATTACGGAATTTTTTCTTCGAAAATCTTCAAAGTTCATTTTGGTTCTATCTGCCCTGTCATATAATTCAGTGTAAGGTGTTCGTGTTTCGGATCATACATTTTAATCAGCATATCTTTTTCAATCAATGTTAGATTCATGTTTTTATTGGTGGTTAAGTAAAATATCCCGTCCCCGCCTTTTTTCTCAACATTCCGTATGACAGCAGCGATAATACCAGGACGGGCGGTATCTTTTAATTCTTCTTTTTCTTTTTTATTTCTAAACGGTTTGTGATCCAGTAAAATATGCATGAATTTCAATAATTCTTCTGCATAGAAAAAGAGAGGTGTTAACCTCTCTTGTCTTTCTTCTTTTCTTTAATCAACGGATTTATAATAAGAATTCTCGTTGCGCCAAGCATTGCTATTATACATATCACCACAAATACATTTATTTTTACTATTCCCCAAAACACATCATACATATTCTCAGTTGTAAGCTTAAATGTAATATTCGCATTAACCGTAATCAAAGCAAATATTGCGACAAACACAGCTATAATGGATATTATATTTGCATACAAACCATTAACATTTTTGTTGACTTCATCATATTTTTCTTTGAGATCCTCATATGTATCTTTTGCATTAACTGTTTCTTTTGCTATTTCACTATGCATGTTCGCTACATCTTTATATGTTGCGGCTTTATTGATAAAATAATATAATCTTCTATTATTTTGTGAGCTAAGCTGAGTTACTTTTCCTTCATCAACAAGTTTTTGCAAATTTATTCTACAAGATGCTACTGATATATTTAATGTATCTGCAATTTGTTTCTGCGTTAATGGTCCGCTTTCATTTAACAATTCTTCAATTTCTTCAAGCATATTTTTTCTCCTTCCACCGTTATTATACAGCGGAAGAAGAAAATTCTCAATTCCATATTTCTTAACATCAATATATCCAAGAGAATCGGTACAAAAATGGTATCAGTTATTTTACATTATAATAGGCAGATACTACAGACAAGTCGACTTGCTACCCCTTCAGTGGTTTATCTACCGTAGTTCCTAAAACTGCTGCCAGTCTAATCAGTATCTCTGCATCCGGCACTCTGTCTTTAGTTTCCCAACCGGCAACCGTCGAGCGTTCCACATGCAGCTGATTAGCCAACTCTTCAGGCACAGAAAAAGACAGCCGTTATTGGCTGCCTTCCCCAATTATTTTATTTTGCAAATTCTGGCACATCTTCCATTGTCTGGAATTCTGCAATCTTGGTTATGCCATAATCCCAAGAGATACCAGCTACACAAGCATTCTTTATTTTTTCATCCGACCATCCGCTTCAAAATAATATTCTTTTCCGTTGATTGTTTTCTTTCCCGTAACCATGCTGCCTTCCGGATTCCCTGCTTCTGCTTTCGGTCTGCAGTAATATGTCTGACCATTTACTGCAACGAATCCAGTACACATAGCTCCATGCGGTCCACCCTTTTTCGGATTGAGATAGTACCAATATCTTCCATCCATTAACCATCCATCTCTCATAGAACCCTCCGGATAGTCTTTGGACGCCTGTTTGCTCAGATAATACCATTTGCCGTCTACTTTTCTCCAGCCTCTTACCATCCGGCAGTCGGTTTTAAAATAATACCAGTGCCCTTTGATCTGCTTCCATGTATCATGAATAGCATAGCCCTTTGAGTCGAACCAGTACCAATCACCGCCGATCTGTGACCACTGGTTTTTCGGATATGATCCGTCAGTGTTCCGATACCACCACCCCGTGTTATCATGTACCCATCCGGCTTTTGCCGTTGGTTTTGCTGCTCCGCTAATTGGTTTGTTCAGTATTCCCTCTGTGATTGCTTTGCAGATTGCATTCACACCGATTTTATTGTACAAGTTTGCATCGTCTTTATCATCTACGAATCCGACTTCAATCAGCATAGCCGGTGAGTGCGTATGTTTCAGCACATATAAACCGGTGCTAATCTTAACACCTCTGTTCGTGAATCCGAGCGCTGACAGCTTCGCACATACTCTTTCTGCAGCAGCATATGCTTTGGAATTTTTGCTATATACAAATACTTCCACGCCTTTTGTCTTTCCATCTCCCGGATCTACTTTCGCAGCGTTCTGGTGGATTGAGATATCCAGATCTGCAGTGTGGGTGTTGCATTTTGCCACAATATTTGCCAAGTTGGCTCCTACTGTCTTTCCGGTGTCGTCTGTACAGTTGTGAGCTGTGTGGCCATTCGCTTTCAGTAGTGCGATCACGCCGGCTGTGATCCGTCTGTCCTCTGTTACTTCGTCCATGTAATGACTTGCGCCTGGTACGATTCTGTTATGACCTCCATGTACATTATATACTCCCATGATTACACCTCCTGTTCTGCCGGCTTCTTGGCTGCTTCTATTTCTTCCGATGTCGGCTCGATACCTTCGTCGAATTCATAACCTTCGTTCTGATCAGTTGCTACTTCCATGTTTTTTTTATCTTCCATATTAATCTCCTTCCTGTGCGACGTCGCACATATATGCTATATATTATGTAAGAGGACGATTATTCGCCCTCTACTTACACTGCTGTTTATATAACTGATTTACTCCAGTTGCCGCCAATCCGCTGGCCATTCCGACCGCAATTGCATTGATCACATCACCAGCCGGGAAGTCCGGCATTGTATAGAGTCCGACAACACCCAGTGCTCCGCCACATGCAGCCATAATGACCGGAATCCATTTATCCGGAATTTTCTCATAGGCTTTGCATCCAAGTCCAATTACATAGCAGATCGCTACAATTCCAACAACTGTTCCTGATGTACTAATATCCATATTTAATCCTCCTGATCATGTGCCTGCTTATTTATATGCTTCTGGATCTTGTCTATTGCTTCTGTAACAGGTCCATTACACCCCTGTTCTTTTAATCCCTTCAAGCAAGCCAGAATTCCATATGTAAGCAAGCACTGTTCTGATTTCATTCGTTCTATTTCTTTGTCTTGCTGATTCTGCTTTAAATACCACTTGTACACTGCAAAAATAGCAGAAAAAATAACCACTACGGCGGTCAATAAACTTCCACCCGTAATGATTGTATTTACGTCTACATACACTCTATGTACCTCGATTCTTTAATTTTGCGTATAAAAAATAATACCTTACGGTCTTGCTCTAATTTCCATGTGTTCACATCTTTGCATAGAAAAAGAGAGGCGTTAACCTCTCTCGTTATGATTCTTCTTGTGTATTATGGCTAAGACAGTTTAGTTCGACCAAAAACTCCTCGAATCCCATTACTTGCATTACTGCTGGTCACGCCAGAGCTTTGAACGATTTTGATTTGTTTCGGCGTTGCCGGGTTGAACTCTACCACAAATACACCGATATATTTTGTTGCTTGATATACAGAAATGGTCTGATATAAAGTTGTACCATTATTATTAATTGAAATCCTGTTATCTCGAACCCCTCCGTTCTGGTTGTTCCAACCAACCCGGACAATGATATCTCTATAATTTAAGTACGAATCAGCGAGTGGGATCACAGTGTCAACTGCATACCACGTACCGTAGGCAAGCTCATAGTCCTTATCAAGTCTATCAACCAAATTATCAATCCTCTTTCGCTCCACATCAATCTCTGCTTTTCGCTCTGACTTCTCCGTAGTGTCTGCCTGTGTACGTTCATTCCTCTCCGTTTCATCTGCTTTTTTTCTTTCGCCTGTCTCTTTTCCACTGTTAGACACCAGCTGCTCTATAAGTGTCTGCTGCTTTTCTCCTTCATCATCCGGGAATCCCATTGCATCAGAACATTTTACTTTTTCTTTGAACGAAATCAAAGCCTTATCCTCGTTGATCACCCTGATCTGGATTTCATTCATCCCAACCTCGAAGAATTTTCTTCCTGGTGTGAATGAAATCACGTTACCTTTCACATCACATAACTGCGAGTTCGGTTTCTTCATTTTCTTATTATATGAATATGCTACGGCCGCTGCTGTTACAGGAATATTAAAATCCCTTACCGTGAATTCTATACCTACCATATCCGTCCCTTTTGTGACTTCTATCGGTATTTTGATTGTATTTTTGAGTACATACACATCTCTTTTGATTGTATTCAATTCGTTTTCCTCCTTATCCTGGAATCCATCTAACTATATATACCCCTTCCGGTTCTACTGCTCCGCCGCCTCCTGGCAGTCTTAACACATAGTTCCAAGGATAGTTATAGTAGTTCCTTACATAGATTTCTTTTCCAGTCTGATCACCTGTTGCTCCTCCGGTAGCTCCACCATGCTCATTCTTACTTGCATTAACAACTTGTCCATTTCCAATAGACATCGCAGTGTGGTGAACCGTATTCAGCAGCACATCTCCGCGTTGTATGCCGACACCGGTTGTCAGATTAACACTGCTCGTCACATCCTCAAATCCAGCCGCAAGAAAGACATTATACATCGTCCCTGTAGCAGGTGTGTATCCTGGTCTTGTATTCAAGCCTGCTTGATAATACGCCCAGCATACGAGGGATGAACAATCATAGTCCGGTCCATCTCTATGTGTCTGATCATATCCATGACTATTATCATTTGCTATATTGATCGCCCATTGAACAGCTTTCTCAACAGCTTTCGAATTTGTATCATGCTTACTTAATAGATTATAATAATATCTTGCCTGTGACCTTCTGGTCGATTCTACCTCTACACCTGCACGTTCGAAGTTCTTCAGAAATGCACTCGCCAACCATTCCGGTGCTTGGCTCGACTTTTTAAAAGAACTCCAGGACAGATTATATGCTGATGTTGCGATCCATTGCCCAGATGATCCGGATAATGCATCTATCCAATACAGCTGTCCGTTCGGATCTGTGATTCCGTATCCATTCGCACTCGCCCAGTTCGTATAGTTCGTAGCCGGTGTCCATTGCACAAGTCCAAAACCTCCGGAATAGTTTCCTTCTTTCAGACTTTGCCATACTCCCGGATTCAGCCATGACTCAGACTGCATATTCCCGCATATTCCAGCTATTGCATTCAGAGTCCATCCCTTTGCGGAGAAGTATTTATACACTTCTACCGCATTCGCATCCATCTTGCTCTGGCTTAACACGAAATTTCCTATCGTCCATCCCATCAGAAGTCACCTTCCTTTGTGTGGCCGCCGGTTATTCCTCCGGCCGTTACATCTACGTACGTGCCATTAGAGAATTCAAGTCTTCCGGTTTTACCAATTCCTTTGTTTGCATACTGTATTTTAGGCGTGTCTATGTATGTACAGTCTTTCGTAAGTCTTAATATCGTCTTCGCATTTGTCCCGTCTGTCGCCGTTCCGCCTACCGTAAATGAAAGCATTGGACCCACTCCATTCGGATAATTTGCATAATCTATATGAACATTATTTCTTACAGCTTTATCGGAGAACATAAGCACACCTTCTTCCAGCGTCACTCTTTTGTTCATCTTCTTACCATCAGATATGTATTTTCCCCAAGCGTACACTCCGGCTTTGTCTAGTCTTATGATTTCATTCCCTTTCGCATCCAGTACCTTTGCTATTCCATTTGTATTGTTGTCGCCGCCAAGCGTCAGTGTACCGCCCTTAATGCGATCAGCAAGCATTGTTCCGGCGACAATGAAATCCGCAATAAATCCTCTGCCGGTCCCAAATGTACTCCAGTCCCAATCTCTTCCATCTTCAGTTCTTTTGGACGCAATCTCGAACCCTAACGTTCCTAGGCACATAGCTCCATACGTTGCTGATTCAGGATCCAAATCTTCAAACAGTATGGCTCTTACAGACTGCTTTTTCGCTACGGTTGACTGCGCTTTCATCTGTGTTTTTACCCCATTTATGATACCCTGCACCTGTTGTCCTATTAATGTTCCATCTTCTCTTATAGCCTGCTCTACACGGTTCATTACGGAAGAAACATTATTCAGGAAGTTATACTGGAACTCTCCGAGCGTAACAGATGTAATCTCATTCCTCACAGCATTCCATTCCAACTCAATCACACGTGCGTCTGATGTTATATCCAATTTGGAATGGTTACAATGTACTGTATCTCCAAGAGCTACTTTCTCCAGTTCCTTCACATCCGCATATAGCTCTGTATTCTGTAGCAGTTCCATGCTCACTGCTATGGTCACTTTTGGCTTGTCTACACCCGATTCATACTGTTCTTCACATTTCCTGCGCAATGCCGCTTCCATCTGTTCCTGTGTATCGCAGACAGTCACACCATTAGCCTCATCATCTTCGCTCGCATCAGTGCGCATTTTTACATCTTCGAATGTAATGGTTCTATAATGTGCTGTTGGGTATTTTTCAATCACCGGCGAATCTACCCACGGTTCATCACCCTGCATCATATATCCGTTATAAGCTTTTGGTACAATCCTGGTTACTACTTCGGACATATCAATAGTTTCAGAGAATCCGTCTTGAACTATGTTCTTTCCATACAAGACCTGGACTCCATAATCACCGCCAACCCTTTCGTTAATTGTTACGGTATAATCGTTATATAAGATCTCCCCGCCCCAGCGATTTACAAATGAATTATCATCATTTCCATTAATCGCTTCGATCAGGTTCTTCGTCTGGTAATAAGCTGTTGACACCTTCTTAATATCCGATTTCGCATGATATCTTGCATTCGGTGCGGTCATGATATCCAATGCCTGTTGACCTGTCTTCTCGATTGGTCTGACATCTACCAGAAAGCACTCCTCTTTTGCATCCAAAAAAATAGGAGTAAGTTTTGCACTTACTCCTGAATCATTCTTCTCTTTGCTGTGGATCCGGAAGAGTTGATCACCATTGAAAGACGGCATTTTCACAACCGCATTATCAACTATATACTTCCAGCGACCTTCTGAATCAATCGGATGTTCCATGGTCGCTGTCCATTCTCCATTAAGGATCACATGGATGGTTGCTTCTTCCGGATGTAATGTCATATCTCCATTATGTTCGTAGTCTGTGTTATCCGGACTATATACCTGTATCATAAGCACCTCCAGTTCGGAATTATCTTCAAATCGAATCCCTCTGTTATAGTTATCTCGTTTTCTCCCTCCTGCAGGTACAGATCATCATACTTTCCGGATACCGCCGTGTTGCTCAGTGTCTTATCCTTTCGATAGGCAAGCTTCCGATCGGTGTCTATCGTGATATTCTGTCCCACATCCGCTGTCATCGTTTTTCCGTTTACCGTCAGCGCACATTTCCCCTCTCCATAAATCATATAGATTGGATGTGCCACTTCATACGGGTTATATCTTACGTCTTCAGCTGCATGTTCATTTTGTCCTTCCAGGAGATATCTAAGTCCATCTATCGTTGTAAATTTCGCTTTGAAGTTACAAATCCTTGCAGTTGTATGTTCTGCATCTTCAAGCTCTACTTTGGACACCTTATAGAAATGTTCCGGATCTGTACTGAGTCGCAATCTTCTGTAACGAGCTGACAGCCATTTTTTTACAGCTCCCCACCGTTTATCCCATTCTTCTTCATCGCAAATAAAATTGAAATCAATAGTAAGTTCTATCGACTCATAATCTCCATACGATGTAAAGATAGTTCCATCTCTCCCGGGAATGGTCACTTCCTTTTCTCTTCTTTTGGCTGTTGGGATATTCGGAAGTTCTTTTGCATACACTTCCATAGCCGAACCAAGCATATTGTTATATTCTACATCCAAGATCATGCTCCAACGGCTCCTTTCTTCCATTTAACACTCTGGGACATTTTTTTGATGATTGCATCTACTAATACATCTGCAAGCTTTTTATCTCCTAATTTGATATTATTTTCGACCGTAAGAGGTATTCTTGACATAGCTTCAGCTATCATCTGTGCAAGTACCTCATTGTTCCCCTGGTTCTCTTCCCGGATATAAGATCTTAACAGATCTATCGGCAAAACAGCTTCTTTTCCTGCTTCTCCTCCGCCCATCAGACTATTACCATTTGATCCAAATATAGTAGGACTGTTCAGTATTCCTCCCTTTGCATACCAGTTAACCGAAAACTTAGGTGTTTTTGGTGGTGTCAAGCTGAATCCACCTTTTATCTTAAAATGAGGCAGCTTGATTTTAGGAAGTTTCCAGTCAAAACTTAAGAATCCTTTGATTGAATTCACTACACCTGCTATAAAACTTTTGATTCCTCCGAAGACAGCATTCACGCCATTTCTGAACCATTCACATTTATTGTAGAGTGTCACTAGAATCGCAATTAATGTAGTCACTGCAATCACAACCAAAAGTACTGGATTAGCCTTTAAAACCGCGTTAAATGCTCCAAACGCTGTCTTCGCTTTTGACATAACCGGTGCAACTTTCGCCCCGACGCTTATCACCGACGATATTCCTCCCGACACTTTACTGACTATGCTAAATACCGGTCCTAATGCTGCAGCAAGTAATGCACATTTTATGATCATCTCCTGTGTTTCTGGCGATAATGAATTCCACGATTCTATCAAATCTTTCAATATCGGTGTGACTACTTGTAAGCATTCCGCCAACACTGGTCCCAATGCATTTCCAACATCATATCCAGCATCTTTCAGTTGATTAAGCGTAACCTTAAACTGATCAGCTGGATCTAATGTAGCATTAAAGGTATTCTCTACACTTCCCAGGTTATCGTCTAACGATGCTCCTAAATCTTCAAAATTTAATTTTCCATCCTTGCAGAATTCCGCAAGAGTCGGACCAGCTTTTGAACCGAACAAATCAACTGCCGCATTATATGCATCCGCTGATGTTTCTGCATTCAACATTGTATTCTGAAGTTCTGACAATGCTTCTTTCATCGTCTTCCCTTCTCCCGATGCATTTGTAAGTGCTTTTTTTAATCCTGTCATTACAGCCGATGTATCAACACCGGATGTTTCGCATTGCCCCAAGAATGTAGCTGCATCCGCCGCAGACATTCCCAATTCTTTTAGCCGTGTAAGCTTCCGTCTGATTCTGCAGATATTCCTGTGTTGCCCGCAATTTCTCAGCCGACGATGTTCCTTTATCCCATTCTGATTTTGCAAGCTTAAATGCTGATCTGTTCTCATTTACAGCATTATTTACTTCCGACAGAGATTTTTTAAAATCTACCGCCCCATCCGCTTTGAATGACAATCCTACACTTTTCAAATCATTCGGCAATGCTTACACCTTCTTTCCGTCTTTTCTTCCATGGAACTCACATCGTATGTATAATTTTCTTCATTTACTTTTTTCGTATGACCCAACAAAGACGCTGCTACTGTTCCAGATACACCGGCACATTTCATATTAGAATTCAATGTTCTTCTGATAGCATGGATACTTTTCTTGTTATGGAATTCTGCTGTTGTCGTGTTATTAACTGCACAGTCTGATATTCTTGAAGCATACACTCTTCCCCTGTCATCTTGAAAAACATACTCGCCTAACCAGCCATTCTTAAATTCAAACTCTTTTACTTTTCTTAATACCCTTGCCATATCATCTGTCAATGGAATAACTCTGATTTTATCATTTTTCGCAGAAGAAATATAACGTTCCTTTTTCAAACGGCTATTCTTTATTCCAAACTTCTTAATGAACTGGGCGAATGATCATCTGAGTCGGCGAATTGCCGAGTCAGAACATGAAACTGTCCGTCAGCAATGGAATAAAGCTTCTCTTGAAAAGAGTGTATCAGAAATTCACGAACGGCAGCAGGACAAAGAAAAGCACACCTAAAGGCGTTTCTCCCTTAAGTGTGCTTCTATTATTCCCGTTAATAGTCAAATATAAAAAGCATAATTACTTTTGGATGGGCGGTGTATCCATCATCTCAGGTACTCTTTTCAGAGTGCGTCGGGAACCATTTCCGACCTCAAAAATAACTATGCTTATTATCAATGTATGTTGTTTACATTTATACTATACTATTTATTTTCGTCATTGTCAATATTTGCGTTTTTTATTCTTCCACTGTACAAACGTCTACTTATCTTTGAATCTTGGATATCATACATCGAAGAAACATATAAATATTGACCATCTTTTTCCAACTTTACTCCAACCAATACATTCTTAGAATACTTTTTTATAAACTCAATACTTTTATCATTTTCATTAGGATTAACACCTACATAATCTGGATTTTCTATAATCTCCGGAAGATAATCAATATACTTTAAACAATTAAAATGTTTTCTTTTAACCATATGTGCTGGTAAACCTTTTGACCTAAATATGTCTAACTCTTCTATATCAATACTTAACAATTCATTATATCGCAAATCATATTTTCCAACTTTTATCAAGTCATTCTTTTCATCCAT